TGTTGGCACGCACCGAGGCCTCGGTGCGTGCCAACAGCACCGCGAAGCTGACCTGCGACGATTGGGTGACCGACCGGGCAACAGCCTATGCGGAATTGACGCAGCGCGGGGAAGGCTTTGGGGGGGAGACAGGCAGCCGACACGGGGCGTTCTTGAATCTTATCAAGAGCGCCGATGAATTGGTAAGCGATAACTCGCTGGGATTCAAGCGGATGGGGATTGCGGTGGCGAACCCGTCCAGCGAAGGTCTGTATTTTACGGGTCTGCCTGCCGAACAAGATCGGACTGACCCACTCAACCCGGCACTGGAACAGCCTATCTTCCGGCGCGGACAGTTCAATAACCGAGAATTTGACGATGGCCCACGCCGTGACAACGACTGGAATGGTGAATAATGCTCCCTGATTATCCACGTGCCGAATCATTATTGCTTGCTCAAATACGGGCGGTAGATGGGTATAATCAGGAGAATACCTTTGTCGGGAAGTGGGGTATTCTCAATAATGGGAAGTCGGCCAAGTATGCCATTATCCGTCCTGGCGCAAACACTATTAGCTATGGGTCGGCGCGGGTGGATGTGAATTGGACATCGATTGTAGAGATTTACCAGAAGTATTTAGATGATGGCCCAAGCCTGACAAGCCTGGAGGGTGATGTGCGGGCGGTGATGAACAGACTCATCCTGTATCCGCACATGGGCGACACCACGGGTGCAATAACACAGGCGGCGATTACGTCGATGGCCGAACCCGTGCGGGTGGACAGTTCTCCCAATGGCCCATATTGGCTAATGCAAGCACTTACTATTACCTGGCTGGAGCAAATAGTAGTAGAGTATTTGGAATAGAAAAATATAGCCCTTGAGCGCGCAAGGAACAAGGACTATAGACAATGGCACTAAGATTCAAAACTCACCGCGATATGGGGTTCTACCTCGACAACAACGCCGGTAGTTTGACGAATATCTCCCCCTACATCAACCAGCAGGATTTGACCCGTACCGTTGATATGCTGGAAAGCGAGGGTATGGGTGAGGAAGAACGAACCTTCCTACCCGGTCTCGCAGGAACAACGGTAGCCATTAATGGACAGTGGGATTCCACTGCGGATGCTATCTTTGGCCCCCTCATCGCTGACAACACCACCGACACTAAGACCGCAGCCTTCAAGTCTTACTCGTCCCGTTTCTACAAGGGCGAGACCTGGGTTAATAACTTCCAACTCTCAGGCGGGCGTGACACGCTGGAAACCTTCTCGGCTGACTTGACCTTTACGGGCGCAGTTACCCGTACCAGCGTGGTCGGGTCTTAATACAACTCATTGGAGCGCGACAAATGAAATATGAAGAACCGGAGCTCGGTGTCAGTTTCACGATCCCTGACAAACTAACCGTGGGCGTCCAGCTTGAATATCACTCCATTCGTGATTTTTACGAACCGGAGGAGAAGTGGCTGAAAACATGGGAAGCATCAAAGGTTATTGTTGAGGATTGGAAGTGCGGTTTATTGCCTGACATGGAAAAACTCAATATCAACCAGACTGACCCACGGATTACTAAAATCGTCCGATGGACAGCGGGTGAAGCGGCGGCGCACATGGCGGGGCTAGAGTCCGTCCCAAAAGGGTGATTGCGCGGGTGGTTGATTTTGTAGACGCCTCGCGCAAGGGATTGAAGGACGTTGACCCACCCGCCATGCTGAAACTCGGCTTTATGTGCGAGGATGGGAAGTTGCCACTGAATGGCGGGGTATATGAACAGGATGCCGCTACGATGTTCCAGATGCGGGCATGTTTGGCCGTACACGATACCCTTGTCTATTATCGCAATCTCAAGGGCAAAGAAATACACAATTTGACGAACGGACAGCGTTCATTATTGCGGGTACTCAAGGAACAGGGATTATTCACAGGGTAATGGGTTGACCTTATGGCAGATGTAAAAATCGATGCAGTCGCGGAAGTTGACGATTCCGTAAAGGGCATGGAGAAATTAGATAAGTCACTCGACAAGACGGATAAACGCCTTGATAGTGTTCGCGATGCATTCAAGCAGTTAGACAAAGAAATCAAGGTTTTAAAGAAGGATGTCGATGGACTGAATGCCCCCATGCGCCGGGCGGAACAGATAGGAAAAAACTTAAGAAAAGGTTTTATGGATGCGGGTAAGGCCGTTGATGGATTCCTGCAAAGCACCCGTGCCGTGGTTGCTACTATAGCGATTGCTGCCGCTGTTATTTATGGGTTTGGGCGGGCGCTACAATGGGCGGGCGAACAAGCAGAGAGACTAGGACAGCGCAAGGCCGCCGAATCTATAAACGGTCTGGTACTTCAACTCAAGGAATTGGGCGATCAACTCCTGACGCTCACGCTTCCGGGCGGTAGCACCGTATTTGAACTCATGGCAAAGGGAAGTGAAATAGCCATACAACAGTTAAGGATACTGATGGGGGTTATTGAGGCGTCGGCGGCAGGTTACCGGCAGATGGTGATTGATATACAGCGGGCAATTGGTAAACTCGCAGAAGCCACCGGACAAACAACCGAATGGACGCAAGCCTGGCAGGATAATGAAACTCAACTCAATAAAGCTTTGTTTCGCCAGAGACTGGCGTTGATTGCCACCGGTCAATTGACCGAGGCTTACGAAAAACTGGCAATGAGCAACAAGTCCGCCCGACAGTCCAATATCCGCACGGGCGAAAGTCTCGACTCACTTATCAAGAAAAACAAGGCGCTAAACGACACCTACAACCAACGCCTTGCTCGTGAGGAAGCTATCCGCGCAGGGGATGCCCGCGCTCTGGCTGCCGCCAATGCTGGCCTGCGGGGTTCCACTCTAGACCGCAGTAACGCCCGTCCGAATGGCCCCGGTGCGTATGCCAATGGTGGTACAGGAGAAAGAAAGAAATTCAATGGGTTCGGCGGGAAGTGGGACGACTCGATTTATGGTGGGGGCGGTGGAAATACAGGGTCTAATCAGCCAACGATTGAAGTCTACGTTGATAATGGCGCGGGCTTTGAGAAGGCCACCAAGAAGGCAATCTCTAAACACCTACTCAAGCCCATCGCCAACGCCAAAAAGGGCGGGCGCAAGAATATCAAGGGCGGGCGCTAATGTCCTCAACATTCAAGATTGCCACCGTTGCGGCCACTGACCCCATCATTGAACGCTGGGAACAAATTGCTGCGCCTGTAAACGCCATGATTGCCGCCCGCGTCTTGTCTCGGATGCGCTCGGCTATCCTTGAGTTTCCGGTGTTGACCTCGGCACAATACGCGCAGTGGCTGGCCGTGTGCGACATTGACACCACCAACGCGCCGTATATGCCACGGCGCACCGATGCAGTCTACACGACCTCACCCGAAGCGTTCACGGGCACAGCAAAACCGCCCGGAATTGACCTGGCTTACACCACGCCCTACCGCTATCACTTTCTCGGTTCGCGCCATTCTACGGGCGTCTATTTGTATGATACCCAGATACAGGTCTACATGACGCGCCAGTACACATTCGAGGCGGGCAATGGCCTTTGAGATAGACGGATCACCCGTCAAAGACCCGATCTCGTTTGCCTACGAGGAAGTATTTACACCCCACGACGACTCGCACGGCTTCCATGTGCCGTCTGCTTATCGCGCATCAGTGGCGACCTTTAACGTCATGACACCCGCGCAGTTTGAGGATTGGGTTACGGCTTATGATGGGCAACCGCATACGATAAAGTTCTATGCGCCCAACTCCAACAGCCTGACGGATTACAGCAACGTCTACATCGAAAACCTGAATACCGAAATAAGCACGGGGCTGTATTACTACAACGCCTCATTCCGTGTCTGGCACATCTCGCCCGCTGGCCTGTCTGCCTTTGGCGAGACCGATGTATTCAATCAGGATGATGATGACGTAGGCAATAACCTGCTATTCACCCACCCGCACGCCCTGCTCGGCATGGGACTGGCGAATCATGTCCCCTCTGTCGTTTGGACGGGCGCAATCACCTCTACCCCAGTATTCCCCTCAGACGGTACGGGTGTGGGCACACTGGACGTATCCACCTCGGCAGGGGCATACACGGCGGTGCGGGAGGGTATGGTGGTGATGATTCGGGCAGGCGGGAGTGACTACTACACCAATGCCCGAACGCCCCCGACCTCATCCGAGTTGTACATTGACGGTCTGGGTGACGGGACACTGCTCGGCTGGGGGTCACCCACCTTCACGGTCTACGACACCTATATCCCCTACACGCGCCGCATCCGACTCATTAGCAACGTGGAATATATAAACTTTGATTTAGCTTACACGGACGAGAATGAGAACTTTGGCCCACAGGCGATATTCGGGAGTACGGCTATCAAAAATGTCGATGGGTCGGTTGATTTTGAGTATGACGCTTCCGACTCTATTGCGTGGACACCTGGTTCGACTATTGTCGATTATCTTTTTGAATGGCCGGATGGATCGAGTACATCGGGGGCAAGCCCTACAGCAACATTCACCACATCAACACCCTATCCTAACGGGGCATGGTCACACTGTACGGTTACAGATAGCAACGGCGACACCCACACCGGACACAGACGTTTATTTAAGTTCGATTCGCTCAACCCGCCAATATTAAATTTCTCTGTCGAATCCTTCTCCGGTTCGTGGGGGGATGGGGCAACGGCTGAAATAAAAATATCCGATGTCGCCTTGCAGAGTACAGGGTTTACATCCCCGCTCGGCTATGTGGTCTTATTTGGTGACACCGCCTATGGGTCAACTGAAGCGAATGTCTTGATAGACTGTGCCCCCCAGCGTCAAAATGTCTGGATAGAAGGGTTTGTATTGAATACCGACGTTGAAATGACGGGCGGGTCAATCAACTACACCTACCAGATAGGCACGATTGATAAGCTGCTGGATACCCTTGACGCCTTCCCGATTATGATGGATGAGTCCGTAACGCCTACCTCGTGGCTTGAGATGTTCCCCAACTCCATCAATAACAATGCCTTCCACTTGTGCCGCTGGCGTTCAACGATTATAGACATTACCGATGTCTATATGACTAATCTCGATCATACCGTTCGGTCAATGAAATACTTTGACGCCTCAGCGGGAACACTGTGGGCGCAAATGAAGCAGACCTACGCCCGCATGATTGGCGGGACAGTCAGTTGTGATGCGCATGGTCGTATCTTCTTTGAGCAGGATGTGATGATTAGCGATGAAGGCACAGACGCGCATCTGGCCGTGATTGCGGGCGGTAATCAGACGCTGTTGCAACCCTATGTATTCGGGTTCGCCCCGCCTGCCTATGTGCGGCCTAACTCACAAGTGGTCAATTACGGCGTAGCATGGGACGGGTCTACCGCAACCCCGATTGGAAGCCGTTCGCCCGATGACCCAATAGCCCACGGCTCAAGCAAAGAGATTATCAATGCGGGCATATTCGCCACGCAGTCTGAAATAGACCGATGGACAGGAAACAGGCGGGCGCAGTTGAACAATACCCAGCGCACACGCACCTACACGACTTGGGGCATTACCCGCATCGACTGTACGCCCCAGCACTCATTTGAGCTAGGCTATCAGGGCGAGGCGCAGATACCAGTATTGCTTCATGTCATCCGCTCCTACAGCTGGGAGTTTGACCAAGAGAACGGTATGGCATGGTGTACCTACGAATTGGAACGCTACACGGGTACAGTTGGGTCACGCGATAACAAGTCACCGAACGGGATTGAGATTGACTTCTACAGCTTCTAGGCCAAGACGATGAGTGACCGAGACTTTGATAACGCGCTAAACGACTTCAACAATGCCATTGCAGGCGTGGATCAGTTTGAAGTCATGTACCTGGGGGACGGCAACGGAAATACCGTCGTGCCGGGTGACCCTGCGCGTGTGTTCATGCGGGATAGGGCGGGCAACCTCACGCGGGTCAATCGCGGTGACATCTCTACTGCCCTGCCTGCGGGTACGCCATTCTTTGTCGGGAACACAAACGGGTTCGACAATGGCTACCAGACCGTCCAGAGCATCGCCTACCCCGCCATTGCCAACTACGACGGGCGCAGCGGCCTGACCGCCTACCTGCCCGCGACTGCCGTGGGCTTTGGCGATGCGTCCAACAACCTGACGGGCGATGCGGCGCATCTTAAGTACAGTGGCGATGTCCTTCAAATAGACTACGAGGGGGATTCGGGCGGTGTGGCCGCAAAAGCGTCGGTATTTCTCACTGTTCGTTCCCCCAATGATATTCCCGTATTCTCTGCCCGTCTGGCTGATTGGGATGGTGTCGATTCGTTACCCGTCGCATCGGGTCGGCGCGCCCTGAGCATGCAAGCCTTCGCCTATGGCGATACGGGATTTAGCGGTTCATCTAACGGGCGTTTTGAGTTTGTCACGAGTGAGTTGCAGGCGGATGGATCGCACGGCATGGCGTGGTGGCTATGGGTCACGCCAAACGGGACGGACGTAAAGGTCAACGCGCTCAAAGCCCTGAATGGCGGTCAGGTGGCCCCGCAACTCGGCTTTGCCTTGCAGGGCGCTATCACCCCGGCCACCATTACCGCCGATGAGGATGATTACGCCCCTATTGACGCAGTGTCCAGCCTGCCTTTCACGTTCGCCACTCGTATCAATATCGACGGGGACGCAGACCACTCCATCACAGGACTTGACTCAACCAATGTTGTGGATGGGCAGGAATTTACGTTCGTCAATACATTTATATTCAATTTCAGGTTTATAAATTTCTCGAGTTCATCTCTGGCGGCCAACCGGTTTTTATTTCCGAGTGACATTATCCTGCCGCCCGACTCTACCCTGACGATATATTACGATGCGTCAATATCGCTCTACCGTTGGAAGGGCGCAACTGGTACAGCCTCCACCATTAGCGGCATTGTCCCCCCGACTCTCATTGCCGACACCGACTACACTGCCACCATCAACGACAGAACCATCGGCTACACGTCGCTCTCTGCTGCCCGAACGGTCAGCCTCCCGCCTACGGGGAATGTGCCCGAAGGTTTCACGCTAACCGTGAAAGACCAGACGGGCACGGCTTCCACATGGAATATTATCATCGATGGGGACGGCACAGAGACGATTGACGGGGCAACGACGCAGACTATTAATAACAACTATGGGTCATTCACCCTGTACAAGTCAGGAAGCGCCTGGTATATCGTATGAGTAACATCGCCGCGATGGTTCGCATCCCTTACAAGGGACTGGACGCCGCGACAATGGCGTCTACTCAGATATACACGACGCTCAACGGGACACAGCGGTTTTACCCCACCGACATCGTTATCGCCGGAAAGACCGTCACGACCTTTGTGGCCGTGGCAACCCTGTCTATCGGCACAAACTCCGCCACCTACAACAACATCCTGACCGCTCAGGCGCTGACGGGCGTTACTGCCGCGAACAAGATGCTACGGTTCTCATTGGCCTTGACCGCGATTGACAGCATCCCACCCAACACCGCCATATTCGCCAATGTCAGCGTGGCCGCTCTCGCGGCGGCGTATACGGTGGATGTGTACGTGGTGGGGTATTATGATTGATACACCGACAAAACGAGTATGGTGCGGGGGCGGTTACGAATACCACGTAAGCAACCCGTATCGTTTCTGGTACGTCATCTTACGGTCATCTAGAGCCTTGCAGACCTTGTCCCAATCGCCGCCGCTAGGTAATGTTTCGGTGGTGATGGGTATTTCGTTTTCGTCTTGGTGGTCAATATGTAAACCACCCTGCCCACCACTGTTAGCGATCAGGAAGTCAAAATCGTCCTTGTCCATGTATGGGCGTGATAGTAAATCGCCGTTTCCAAATTCCACCTCCATCATGTCGTAGTAATCAAAGTCAATCTCAATCGGCACGGTGACCTGTGCGATTCTATTTCCGCAACCGTCACAAAACTTACTATTCATGTACCGCCCGTAAAACTCACACTTGGTATTCGGGCAGGTTATTTCCTTGCGCTCCGATGGAATCTTTACTTTATTGATAGCCAGATACGGCCCAAGATAAATATTCATAGACATACTCATTAGCGTCTCCTTTATTGAAAATAATTCACCAACACCTCGCCCCTCCCAGCCCCCGTACCGCCTCCCACCACCCGCTCACGGCATCCGCAGCGCCGGACGAGACGGAGAGGGCGAAGGTGGCTGAGGCGAGGAGAAACAGGAGGGAGAGCAGGAGGAGGGCGTGAGGGCGGGTCATAATTCTAAAAACCCTAGTTTCAATAAGTCATCACGGAATCCATTTTCAATGCTGGTAAACGGCCATGTAGTTATCAAGTCCTCGTATCCGTTATAACACCCGTTGTCACAGGCGAATTCCAGAAGCCATCCCTCACCTGTCCAGTAACACCCTGGGAATACCGCGCCGTTACAATCTGGACATACTTCTTTGTTTGGTTTCGGCATAACCCAATCACTACGAACTACTGCGTTTGTCTCCGTCATCCTTCGTCCCTCCGTATCCTTTCCGCCGCCGTGGGGAGCGGGGCTACCATTCAATCAAAACGCCATCGAACGGCAACGTGTAGTTGTAGTCAAAAAATTCGTACATCGCTAAGATAGAGTCAAACCCGTCGCCAGTAGCAAGCCGATACTTCTCTTGGTTATTCAATATCTTGTTACCGAGAATGATAAAGTCATTCGTGATACTGATAGGCTTGACATCCTTACAGGTGGCATCCATCAGCTTGCGTCGCCCTGATGTGCGCTGCAACTCCCATAAATAAAGGGTGTCGCCCGGTTTGATATTTCCGCGCTTGCGTAACTTTCGTATGGTAGTGCGCTTCTCGCCTTGCTCGACCTTTGTAGAAAATTGTTTCTGAAAACTAATTGCTGGCATCTGCCTGCCCTTCCCCGCCATCCGGTTCGCCGGTGACGATAACTTCGCAATCTTCGGGGGCAATCCAACCACTAATAACGATACGTGCCCCTGAGTGAAATCCGGCGTTCTCCACATACCACTCGTTCTCTTTATCGTCCCACTTGGCGGTAAAGGTTTCACCAACGCGCAAGCTGTACCACCGAATAGGGGTTGTTGCTCCCGTCACCTTCACCCGTACCGTTTTCTGTTCGCTCATTTCGGCTCCCGTTCTAAAACGGCTAGGGCGGCCAATGCACGTGTGCGGGCGGGACAGGTTGCCACCCGATGCAGTCCGTCCCATATTATGGGAACGCTGACATCGCAAGCCTTCATTAGCGCAAGCGTGTATTCGTAAGTCAGCCCCCGCTCCCCGATAACCGCTTCCACGAGTCGCATGGCGTTGAGGTCTTTTAGTGGATCGGGAATGTATGATTTCCCTTCGTGGTCTGCTGGGAAATACTCAATAGACTTTGGCATACCAGATGCCTCGTCTATCACCCACCCCATCGCCACGGCCAATCGCGTCCGAATCTGTTCATCGCTCAGGTCGTTAGTCATGGGTGGCCTCGGTGGTCAAAAGGGTTTTGTGAACCGATACATTATGGTTATTCGCTTTACGCCATTCCGATTCGGCCTCTTTCAAATCCGGAAGTCTCGAAAACTCCGGGTCTTTAGCGTGGGCGATAAAGGATTGAACATAGGATACAAGATACCTGGTATTCATGTTGTATGCCTTTATCGCCTCCTCCATCGCCCCGATGCGTTCGTTTGCGGTGGCGAGTTGCCTAGATAGGTGTCGTCTAAGTTTCCGTTCAGCGCGTTTCTTAGAATTGGCAGACAGGAACATCTTGAAGTTGCCATGCATGTCATCTACGGCGGAGTTACATTGTTCCTGTAGCCACTCGGCATATTCGCGATACTCTTTTGTTGCAGTCGTTCGCTCCGCTTCCGCAGATGCGCGGGCGGCAGACTCGGTTCGGATTCGGGCGAGTAACGATAGCGCCGTGGGCGGGCCAAAGGCGGCGATGTGCCTTCCGTTTCCGTTGAACTCATCCATATCAGCACCATCAGGTGCGACATTTA